ATGGCACAAAAAATGTTTTTAGATGCTCAGTACAAGCAGCTAGTTAAAAACTTCAAAGATCAAGACGGCACAAAAGAATTTAAAGCAGTTGTAAAATTGTTTAATCCTGGTGGCGTTGGTACTTGGTATCTATCAGAGTTAAACCCAGAAACAAATGTTGCGTTTGGATTAGCTCACTTACATGAGAAGGAGCTAGGTTATACTTCTATCGATGAGTTGAAAGAGTACAAAGGAACTTTTGGCTTGGGTATCGAGAGAGACACTAGCTTTGAAATGAACAAGCAAAGTTTACAAGACTTAAATCAGTAGAACAATTCAGCCAGGTTTAGTAGAGATACTGCCTGGCTTTGTTGTATCTAGCCTGGAGTACCTAAGATCTCCGTGCTTTCACGTTGGCCGCCTGGCTCCTCGTGCGTGCGTATGAGTGCGGGATATAGAGAATGTAAGCTGCTACTCCCTGGTTACTCTCTGGTTTATTGAATAAGTATTGATTGACGCTAAAAGTTAGTAGGTTTCCAACCTACTAGCCAGAGTATTTGCATATAAATAAGGAACAATGCGAGAACATTTGGGGGGGTATACCCCGAAATCCACCCGCATTTTTTAAGTATATATAAGTTGGGAGTTCGACACACACGCTGAGACAGACAGACATAGATAGGAATAAAAGATTATGGTTAAAAAGGCATTTCAAAACCCAAGCGGAGGATTAAACGATGCGGGTAGAAAACACTTTGGAGTAAAAGCTCCAGTAAGCTCTGGCACAAACCCAAGAAGAATTAGTTTTGCAGCAAGGTTCGCTGGAATGGATGGTGCTATGAAAGACGATAAAGGTAATCCAACAAGGAAAGCATTAGCTTTAAAAAAATGGGGATTTAGTTCTGTTACCGCTGCTAAAAATTTTGCAAATAAAAATAAAAAAAGTTAACAGATTATGAATAAGAAAATAAAAGATAAAATGATTACTGCAACAGTTTTCCTAGCGGAAGATACGAATGGCATGGTTATCCATTTGAATGGCTTTGACGACACAAAACACGCAGATTATTTTGTAAAAAAATTAATGAAAAATAGTGGGATTGAGTATCAATCAATTTTAGATTTAACTGAACTACCCACACTACACTAGGAGAGACATGGAAAAAATAGATGAGATAATTAGAAACACAAAACACTTATACAACGAACATAAAAAGATTAGTGCTGCTGTAATTATAATTATTGTTATTGCTATAATTTTATAATGCACATCCAGATCCCTTATACGCCTCGGCCATTACAAGCGAAGCTGCATGAGGATTTGGATAAACATAGATTTGCAGTTCTGAACTGTCACAGACGCTTCGGAAAAACAATACTGGTTATACTTCACTTGATTAGGAAAGCTCTAACCAATGATAAGAAGAACCCCAGGTATTATCTGATCGGGCCAACATTCGTAAGTATAAAGAGGGTTTGTTGGGATTACTTAAAGCAATACGCTGGCTGTATTCCAGGAACGACATTTAACGAAACCGAGTTAAGATGCGACTTCCCCAATGGCGCAAGAATAACATTGATGTCTGGAGAAGATCCAGATCGTATTAGAGGAATTTACGCTGACGGAATTTGTGTCGATGAATGTTCACAGATGAACCCGATACTATGGAACGAAATTTTGCGACCCGCTATCTCTGACAGAAAGGGATTTGCCTATTTTATTTCTACTCCACAAGGAGTGAGTAATATATTTTATGATCTATACCAATACGCTTTGGGGGATCCTAAATGGTTGGCTTATACTGCTAAAGCAAGTGAGACTAAATTAGTCGATCAAGAAGAATTAGACGCTGCTAAAGCTCAGATGGGGGATTCAAAATTTCAACAAGAATTTGAGTGCGATTGGATTGCCAATATAAGTGGCTCGATTTATGGAAACATAATTCAGAAGATTGAAGATAAAAAACAAATAAGTCGTATCGCTTATGATCCAGCTTTCCTAGTGAATACCGCCTGGGATTTGGGATATGGAGACAACACCGCTATAATTTTTTTTCAACAAATTGGAAATCAAATAATGGTTATTGATTATTATGAAAATAATAGAGAAGGGTTACCTCATTATGTTCAGATGATTAAAGACAAAGATTATGTTTATGGTGAACACTATGCACCACACGACATTGAAGTTACAGAATTTAGTAATGGTAAGACAAGACGAGAGATCGCTTACCAATTAGGAATAAGATTTAGGGTACTGCCTAAACTTGGATTAGAAGATGGTATCCACAGTTTAAAAATGGTGTTACCTAAATGTTGGTTTGATGCTGATGCAACAAAACCATTATTAGCTGCGTTAAGACATCATCATCGTAAGTACAATGATAAGATGAGAATTTTTAGTGCAAAACCCGTTAAGGATTTTAGCTCACACGCTTGCGATGCTGCAAGATACATGGCTATATCTTTATCGGAATTACCAAGACAAAAAATGGCTGAACAAAAATTAGCCGAAAACAATTATGAAATACACACGGAGAAATAAATTATGGGTGGAGTAGTAGAAAAAATTTTTAAACCTTTTATACCAAGTGTACCAGCGATGCCAGCTATACCAGAACAAAAACCAGTTATAGTTGAAGCACCCAAGGTAGATGATCCAGTAAGAGATGAGGAAGTAAAAGAAAAAAGAGCTGCTATTAGAAGAAATAGAAAAGGTAGAAGCTCAACAATATTAACAACAGCTGATGGTTTAGAAGATGATGAAATCACAACTAAAAAAACTTTATTAGGAGGATAGTATGGGTGGAGCAAGCAACAGATCTGATGACAGCGGAGGTGGATCAACTTATTCAAGTCAATTAAAAACAATTCAAAAACCAAACCCTATAGTAGAATTTGTTAAAGGTGGTGGAGTTACTGGAGCTATTATTAGAGGTGTTGGAAAAAAGATTGGAGAATTTAAAGAGCAGAACAGAAGAAATAAATTAACTTCACAATTTGATAGTGAAGAAGGTGTTAAGCCAACTTATATTGCACCAGATAATAATAGAGACGATAATAATAATTCTATTCTTTCAACAAACACGGAAGCTACAAAACAAGTAGCATCTTCTGGAATAGTTACTTCAACTGGTATGGTTGCACCAACTACAGCGGAAGTATCACAAGCAAACGCTACAAATGCTGTTGAACCTTCAGCAAGTTATTCATCAAATGCAACTCTTTTAGCAAATAATAAAAAAGGAAGAAAATCCACAATTCTACAAAAAGCCAAAGGTTTAGGCGATAGTAATTTAAACACAACTAAAAGAACATTGGGAGCATAGATGGCAATAACTGCAAAACAACAAGCAACTTTAAAAAAACATAGCGTACATCATTCAAAAAAACATATGAAGGAAATGAAAACAGCCATGAACAAAGGAACAAGTTTTACAAAATCACATAAAATTGCAATGAAAAAGGTGGGAGCATAAATGGCACAAGATCCAAAAGCAAAAATGGTAATAGAGAGATATAATTCTCTTAAAGCTAAAAGAAGTACCTGGGAAGATCATTGGCAAGAACTTGCAGATTATTTTTTACCAAGAAAAGCAAACATAACTGAAAAGCATACACCAGGCGATAAACGTCATCAGCAAATTTTTGATGGTACTGCAACACACGCATTAGAATTATTAGCCTCATCTTTAAATGGGATGTTGACGAATACAATTTCTCCATGGTTTGTTTTAAAATTTAGAAATCAAATGGCAGCTGACGATGATGCTGCTAACGAATGGCTTGAGAGTTGCGCAAAAATTATGCAGCAAGTATTTGCTAGATCTAATTTTCAACAAGAAGTGTTTGAACTTTACCACGAAATGTTATGCTTTGGTACATCCGCTATGTTTATAACAGATGATATGAAAGATGATTTAAGATTTAAAACTTTACACATATCAGAAATATTTATTACTGAAGATAGTAAAGGTATGGTTGATAGTTTAACTAGAAGATTTCATCTTAAAAATAAAAACATACCTTCAATGTATGCAGACGCAGATTTACC